GGAAAGACTAAGTTGTATGAAAATCTATTTGTTCTGAATAAGGATTTTAAAAACCCTAAAAAAATAAAAGGTGAATTACCACTTACTTATAAGCAAAGGCAACAAAATGATTTTATTAAAGTGGTGAAAAAGCACAGGGGGGCAGTTGGTCGTGGTAAGATACACATAACGGATATAATTAATGACTATAATAAACAATATGGCACTGACATCCTCACGCCTCGTGAGATGATAAGCCAATGGAGTGCTTTCATACATCCTGGCCGTAAGGCTCACTTGGAGGCATACAACGTCCTTAAAAAATATTACGAAGGTTTATCCACTGAGGACATGATTCTTTTACAGCATCACACACGAGGGGTGAAACAAAAATTAGGTCCTGCGAAATGGCAGGAGTACCTGAATAAAGTAGAAAAAGAGCCTGGAAAACTTCTTAAAATACTAAAAGAAAGATATCCTGGTTTTGGTGATAAATGGAGGGTCAGAAAACAGGTTTCTGATAAATATAGAAAAGGAATTACTTATCTTAGAAAAGAACTGGGTACTCAGTTAGGCATAGACCCTAAAAAAATGGATGTTGACTCATATCTTAAAAACCCTATGGGATTCGGAGCGCATGCGTCTCATAAATTCTATAAATCAATGGGAACAAGAAGCGCTGCTGACCCCCAGACATGGGATATTGGAGTAGGACTTTCCAACCTGTATAAGCAACGCTTGAGGATAGATAAGAGAGTTGATGAAGCAGTTAGAAGCGGTAACCCTGAAGAGTATTACAAAGCGTTCAATGACAAGTACGTGGGGCCTTATAAAAGATATAAAAAAAAATTTAGTTTGGAGGATGACCGATCTACACTCTGGAAGATGCGTGAAATAGTTGAAACAGAAGGTCAACAGTTTGGAAGACCAATGAATTGGCCAGCCCTTCAGAGATGGATGAAAAAGAGAGGTTTGAAAAAAGCACTAGATGAAGACAATAAAGAAATGATAGATTATTTTACTAGCAAAGAATTTGATACACCCATTGTATATGAGGGAACATCCTATAACAAAGGTGGCTTGATTAACGGAGACTTAACTGATACAATAGCGCCAGAGAGAGGACCCATGCCGGAAGGAATTCCATTACTGGACCCGCAGGAAAGCATTGACCGCCAGCATTTTCAAGTTGGCGGATTCGCGAGCCTGTTTGGAAAACTGTCAAAGGTCCCACGTGCCGTGGGCCGTTTTGGAGACATCAAGAAACCGTTAAAGATTAAGCCGCCAACCGCGACGGAAGTTGCAGCGGGGCAGGCGGTGGAGGACAAGCCGGCGATGTTCCTGGAGACAGTTCGTGTCTTGGAAGAAGCGCCGGATACAAGACTTACTCCCAATGAATGGCTTTCCTACGTCAAGGGAAAAGGGGTTAGTAATACAGAACTTGATGAGTTTGGATTGGAGCCACTTCTCAATAATATGATGAAGCCACAAAAGGGGAGTGCTTCATTTAAAAGAGCAGAAGATAGTCTTCAAACAGTCCAAGAAGAAGGAAAAAATATTACAAGAAATTTTAGTGACTTGATGAAGACGCATAGGGGAGATACAACACATCCTGAAGTTATTGCTGCAACTAAAGCATTGCAGGCGCATAAATTAAAAGTTAAGCAGGCGAGTGATGTTCTTGCAAAATTAAAATCAGAGCAACGTGCGGCAACCCCTTTACTGTCAAAAACAGAACTCATTGAAGCGTACAACCGTGAGATGCCGAAGATTGACATGGACATAGCGATCGCGGAACCGGTGTCCCGGGGAGCAAATGACATTTCGAACATGCTTCTAAGAATTCGTGAAAGGGGACGTGGTGCTCAACAATTAGAAAACCTGGATATATTCTCCAATGATCCAAGATTATTAACAGCACTTCATCAGCCACCGCAGGACGCGACGGGAATGAAGATCCGTGAAAGCATAATTAACATCATGCGCGGAACGAATAAAACTATACATAGAGGAGAAGATCCAATTAATGATGATGTTGTTTCTTTATTGAAAAGCAGCTATGGCGGACAAAATTTTGAACTTCACAAGGGACAGCACTTCCAGGAACTGTGGGAAGGCGCTTTTCCAAAGATATTCCATTCAACGAATGAAATTGTAAAGCGTGACCATTTAAACGCGCTGAGACACCTGGTTTCCCCGGATGACGTGGTGAATCTCGCGAAATCAAGGAACATTCCGGAAGAGGAGGCGTTCGGCCAGCTCTATCAGGCACTCAACATTTTTGACCGGCAGATAATGACGGCGGACGTGCCGATTCCTTTCTGGACGAAGAAAATGCTGTACCGTCTGGGCGACATGGGCGAGGGAAGGGGATTTTTCTACAAAAGCAAGAAGAACCCAGCCCACGAAGGGGCGCAGTTCATACCCGGAGGGTCAGGATACGGAGAGATTAAGTTCTATCAGAACTTTGATACGGGTGCCGTGAGGGCACAGGAGGGAACATACAAGTCAGGACATTTCAGCGGAGAGGTTTTCAAGGGAAATACGGGAAATTCACCCTTCGGATGGGGTAGATTCAGCGAGAGAATTGATGAAAGCGGACGAAAAATACTTCTCATGGAGGAAATTCAGTCCGATCTTCACCAGGGAGTGGCTCAAAAGGGCTATAAATACGCCCCAAGGCTCGATAGGCACGATGTCCTTGCAGAAGTTGGCGAATTCGCCAAGCAACTGGACACAAAAAAGCAGACTTTGGAGTCAACGAGGCTCAGGAAGGAGGCAATCAAGCAATTGCCCAGAGCTGAGCGTGAATCAGAGGCGAATGTCGCTGAATTGAAGAACATTGAGAAGGCGATAAAGAAACTGATCGGTGACGTGAAGAAATTACAGAAAAAAGTGGAGGAGCAGGCGAGATTGACTGGAAGGAGCGGGCAGGTTTATCCTGACACCGCGTTCAAGAAGTCAGAGAACTACGCGAAGCTGTTCATGCAGGGACTGATGAAGATGGCGAATGACAAGGGATACGACGGAATCGCCCTTTCAACTGGAAAGATGAAAAAGGCGCATGGAAGCATCCCTAAAGGCGGGGATAAGTTCTACGATGAAATTGCAGTGAAGGCGATGCAAAGAATGGCGAAGAAAAGCGGATTCAGGTTCAGCAATACGACAATAGTTGACGGGAACGGATATACGTGGGAGAAGATCCCGTTAATTGAAATGCGCGACATAAACACCGGAATGAAAATTCCGGGTGAATCAACTATCCCAGTCTATAAAAAAGGTGGTATTGTTAATAAAAAAATGGTAAAGAAGTAAAATGGCTATTAAATCAAGAATGCCTGCTTCCGGTGCGATAGAAAAAGCGATAGAAGCTCTGACAGATGGTTTACAAATGGGTCAGGGAGCTGATATACAAGTTCCTGACGAAACTGTTACTTCTGAAGGTGGCGCGCAGATTACTAATCTACCGGACGGCGGAGCTGACATAAACACGGATCCAAACGCTCCAATAGACCAATCACAGATTCCGTTTGACGCGAACCTCGCTGATTACATAGAGGACAGTGATCTCCAGGCTTTATCGAACAAATTGGTAGCGGCGTATGAATCTGACAAGCAGTCCCGCAAGGATTGGGAGGAAACGTATGTCAAGGGATTGGACATGCTTGGATTCAAGTATGAGGACCGCACGCAGCCTTTCGAGGGCGCAGCCGGCGTAGTACATCCACTGCTCGCGGAATCAGTAACGCAATTCCAGGCACAGGCGTACAAGGAACTGTTACCGCCTGCAGGACCCGTTAACACGGAAGTTGTCGGTGAAATAACTCAAGAAGTGGAAGAGCAGGCGAAGCGTGTCAAGGATTACATGAATTACCAACTGACGCACGTGATGAGGGAATATGATCCGGACATGGATCAATTACTGTTCTATCTTCCCTTGTCAGGTTCGGCGTTCAAGAAAACTTACTATGATTCACTATTGCAGCGACCGGTTTCAAAATTCGTTTCTTCCGAGGATTGTGTCGTCAATTACATGGCGACATCACTGGAGGATGCAATCAGAATTACGCATGTCACGAAAATTGATTCCAATGAACTGAGAAAGCAGCAGGTCAGCGGATTCTACCGTGACATTCCAATTACATCCGGATCCGTTTCAACTACAAGCGATGTTCCCGATAAGGTGGACGAGCTCCAGGGAACAAGCGACACGCTCGCATCAGATGATGATGAGCACGTTCTTTTGGAAATGCATGTTGACGCTGATGTTCCAGGGTTCGAGGACCCAAGCGAAGTTAAGCTTCCGTACGTGATTACCATTGATCAGTTTTCATCCAAGGTTTTAGGAATAAAAAGAAACTGGATTGAAACTGACCAATTAAAAAAACGAACTGACTATTTTACGCACTACAAGTTCCTCCCAGGACTGGGGTTTTACGGCTTTGGTCTGATACACATGCTTGGTGGATTGTCAAGAACAGCAACAAGTGTTTTGCGGCAGTTAGTTGATGCAGGAACTCTTGCCAATCTTCCAGCAGGCTTCAAGGCGCGTGGCATGCGAATACGCGACCACGACGAGCCGTTGCAGCCAGGAGAATTTCGTGATGTTGACGTGACGGGAGTTTCAATAAAAGAATCATTGTTGCCACTTCCTTACAAGGAACCATCTCAAACTTTATTCGCCCTTTTAGGCTTCTGTGTTGACGCGGGAAAATCATTCGCGGCGATCGCGGACATGAAGATGGGTGAAGGGAACGAGCAGAATCCAGTTGGAACAACGCTCGCTCTTTTAGAAAGAGGGACAAAAGTCATGAGCGCGATTCATAAGCGCTTGCACTACGCGCAAGGCGTTGAATTTAACTTATTAGCGCGTTGCATCAAGATGTTTCTTCCACCGGAGTATCCTTACATGGTGAAGGGCGGAAACAGAACGATCAAGCAACAGGATTTTGATGATCGCGTTGACATTCTGCCGGTATCCAATCCAAACATATTTTCCATGTCACAGCGTGTCATGCTGGCGCAACAACAATTGCAAATGGCAATCGCCAATCCGGCATTGCATAATTTGCGTGAGGCATATCGAAGAGTTTATCAGGCGTTGGATGTGGATAACATTGACGCGTTATTGAAACCGGATCCAGGAAATCCACCTCCAAAAAGCCCAGCAATGGAAAATTCAGAATCAATGCGCGGACAAGAACCAAAAGCGTTTCCACAACAAAATCACAAGGCGCACATAGAGGCGCATGGGGAATTCATGTTTACACGCCCAGTTCAAATTAACGTTCAAGTGTATGCACAGATGGAGGCGCATATACTGCAGCACATCGCGATCATGGCGGCGGAGCAGGTGGAACAGCAAATGCAACCACAGGCGCAGCAATTACAACAACAGATTCAGCAAATGCAGCAACAGGCACAACAGAATCCAGCCATGCAACAACAAGTGGCTCAACAAACACAGCAAATGCAGCAACAATTCAGTATACAAAAAGAGGCTCAGATTGCTGTCGTTGAAGCGCAGTTGATCAAGGAAATGGCGAAGGAAGAAACTCAAAGAAGCGGAATGGAAGACCAAGATCCACTGGTTAAACTTAAACAACAAGAAATTGACCTCAAGGCGGCGGAACTGCAACAAAAAGGTCAGCATGATGAAACCAAGATGCTCATGGAGACAGCCGTTGATGCAGAAAAGCTTGACTTGGAACGAGAAAAAATGTCTAGTAATAATGAATTAGGCATGGTAAAAGAAACTTTTGGCCTCATGAAAGAGGGGCAGAAAGATGCTACGTCTGAGATTAAGGAGGACGTGGCTTCATTAAGGGAAACCGCGAAGAACCGAAGCAATGAAAGAATTGCGATAATGAAGGAGAGATCTGCGGCCAGGAAAGCGAATGGTAAATCAAAAAGTAAATAAGATAGCGGAAGTAATGAACAAGGCGGAACAGCTTGTCGCGGAAGAATTGAAAAAAAACCCGGGTCATGACCTTCTGGTCGCGGCCGGATTGATGGCGGTTACAAGGAATCTGTACATACATGCATTAGGACCTGTGGAAGCACAGAAAATATTTGCAGTCATGCTGGATTCGTTTATAGTCGTCGACGAAATTCAGTATGGTATGGACCATGCTGCAAAACCAACAATTCACTAGGAGGTAAACATGAAGTTATTGAAAGATGTTTGGGATCACCTGAAGGAGTGGAAC